GCCCTGATGTCTGCGCCCCGCTTATTGGTGCTGTTCAACCACGTCTTAAGCGATACATTTGCATTTTTAGTATGCTCTTTCTTAGCTCGTTTTGTAGCCTTTACCCAATCCCAATAAGCTTTACCCGTAGCCTTTGCACGCTTTTTAAATGCTATTTTCTTCATCGTATTCATCTGTCAAACTCCTAGTAAAGAATCTCATCGAAATTCGCGCCGGTTGAAGTGATAACCAGATCAACCTGAATGAACTCAGCAGCCTTAACAGGCTTCAAAAAGATCTGGGCGTGCATTTCGTTACGGTCAATAACCTCTGGAGTGTTGGTACTTTCGTCGCACTTCACACGGAAGTCATACAGACCACGACGCTGACGAACATCGTTAAGATAAGGGATAACCAAATGCCCAAACAGCTTCCAGGTCTTTTCATCATTCGGTTCGAACACAAGATAACGAACTGAAGTCGAAAGAACCTTGTAGAGATACAGCATAAGACGACGGACGTTTACCCGATCAAGGGCTGTTGGCGCACGCTGTAGAGTACGCTGACCCCAAACTACCAACCCGTCCTTAGAGAAACGAGCGATACCGTTTACCGCGTTACCGTCACCATACAGAAGATCAAACTCACCGGGAGTAGGTGCATATGCAATATCAACACCCGAAGTTACGCGACCACGGTTCAAACCGGCAGGGGCGAACCAAGTCTCAGTCGAGTAGTCCGTGTAAGCGTATACAGCCAACACGTGACCCGAAGGAGGAGTCCATACATACGCCCCATTATAGGCGTCATAAACCTTCACCCACGGGTAATACAGCGCAGCATAGCTGCTGTTAAACGCAGCGTGCTGTCCCGCATAAGTACCAGCACCATTATGCCAATCCACAACCTCAGAAGGACGTAGACCCGATGGCGGGTCAATGATCGCCATACAGTCCGCACGGGTCTCACAGATCGAGATCAACTCGTTCACGACTGCGGCATCAGCCCAACCAGGAGCAGCCAGAAGATTGATATCCACAGCGCCTGGAGAAGCAAAGAGGTTCAGACCAGTAGCCTGTGACAAACCAGCATCCCAAGCCACCCCAATAATAGCGTCTGCATCAACCGCAGCCGCATCAGTGTCCCCACCAGTCAAGCTCTGAGCTGTAGTCAAGTAGGTAGGAAGAACAGAAGAACCACCAGCAAGAAGAACATCAAGAGTCACGGTAATGTAATCCGATACACCGTTAATCTTAGTCTCGATGAACTGGGTATTCCCTGTGGTGTCATCAAGGTCTACGTTATTGAAACGCTCAACCTTGACTCCCTCAAACCATACTTCGATAAGAACGGTACCGGTCTCAGTACCGGCTGAAATGGTAAGAGAAATACTGTTACCCCACTCGCCTTCGCTTACTGCATCAGCCACGAAAGCATCCGTATCTGTACCGTAGCTGGCAGTAATGTCCGTAGCATCATCTGGTGGATCAGCCGCATTAAAGACCAAGGTCCACTCACCCGTGGTGTAGTCAATAGTACCGGAGATCGCCCCAGTAGGACCGGTACCCGATAGCACTCCAACACCATCATCTGTAACGTCAAAGTCGGCAGCACCAATTGTTGCCGTCATGGTCACGCTGCTTGGCGTGATAGGCAAGTTAGCAAATACCGAACCACCCGCATCTGCATCAGAAAAAGAGGTCAGAATACCATCTGGGTCAGTATTAACTGTCTCATCTGCTGTAGGATCAGAGTAAGAGAAGGTTCCAGTTGCAGCAGCAGCCGAGTCCCCTACTACACGAACGAACCAGAGCTGACGACCACGGCGAAGATACTGTAACGCAGCATAAGCTTCAACCCCTACCGCAGCATCCGGCTGACCGAAGGTGTCAATAAACTGTTGCTGGTTAGTAATATAGGTACGCTCTTGAGTTGGTCCCTTAGTTGTAACACCAACCATCCCTACGATTGTAGAAGATAGGGCTGGCACATACAGCGAAAGATCGATTTCCCGAGTGTACACACCAGGAGAAACATAAACACTCATCATAACCTCCTAAAGGCTCTTATGTTTGGGCCTTTTTCCGCCTACGTCTCTTGCGGGGTGGGGCCACAGCTTCTTTAGATTCAACTTCCTCTATGTTTACCGCAGGAGATTCCTCCTCGATAATTACTTCTTCTTCAACTTCTTCAATGGGATCTTCAAGGATAAGTGATTTCTCCGTAGGAAGTTCTTCTTCGATTGGGTCAAGCTCAACCAATTTGATCAACCCATATCCCTGCTGACGAATCACATGAAAGGTCATTTCCTTTTCAGTGATTTCCATTTTTTTCCCGCTGATGAATTTATGCTGCCGAAAAACCCCATTATCATCTTTCAAGAAGACATCGCACATCTGCGGGGATTTTCCAATTATGAGGTAGCGGTTCATACAGATCCTCCTCAAGTCATCGTACAATAAATAGATTAAGGCTCTGGTGAGCCAACAGATTTGTTGCCTAACAGCCTTGCTATGGCAAATCTTAGTTGCTTCTTATTGAATCGGTTACGCCCACCGAAAGCGGGATCTCCTTGACTACCCACCATTGGCTTGTTATACCCTCCAATATTGGCAGCCATAGTATCCTCTACAACCTTAGCCAGAGCTTCACGCCACCGCTCTTCATCTGCCTCAGAACGAAGGAGCCAATACTTGCCTTCTTTAGCTCCCTTAAGAATGCGCTCCCGGTTGGCGTTGTGCCTCCGCTCAAGCTCATCATCCCATTCAGGGATAAGAGCTTTCTTGTTCCAACCAGGGTGTTTACCTGTGACTGCATACTTAATTCGTTTGGGGAGAGGGGTACGTTTCTTCCACGCAGCAACTTTTTGTTCCCGTCTCTTCCTTTCCCGCGTGATTTGATCATGGTGCCAAGCAGTGAACTGTCCTCGCTCGTTCTTCTTCACACCTTTTGGGAAAACACCTTCACTGTGGTCAAATTCATCTGTATAATGCTTTTTATGCGCCCTAACAAAACGTTTCCGTTGCTCAGAAGAGGTCTTCGACAACATTTTTTTCCGATACTCATCAAAGGACTGAGATCCTGAAGACTCCATTTCAGTCACCCCTGCTTCTTTTTCCATCTTTTTAAGCCGGGTGTAGTAGTCAGGAATTTCAGCTAGATGATCACGAGCAATCTCTTTAGCCTCGGCATCACTCTTAGTGTGCTCGTGTTCAACTCCAACTCCTTTAGCAAGCTGTTTACGAAGAAAAGCTATAGAAATACCATGCTTTTTAGAAATTGCTTCAAGAGAAGGCGTTTTCTTGCCAATCAAATCCTTTTTTACTTCCATGTCAACACCTGATCCTTATCTCCGGTTTCCCAGAACAATTGCTTACTTGCTAATTCAGTTTCATATGTCTGAAGAATCTCTTCAGAGCTTTCCTCAATAACATCAATGGTGACCTTTTGGATAGTACGCACCCAAGTAGTGGGAAGAGGAATCCAACCAAACACATTAACCGTAGCCACACCACGAAGTTGTCGTTGATCTTCTACACCTTCAAGAGTAGAAGTATTTGATAATATCCCTTGTGTCTGCATGTGAACAGTTTGTACTTCCCAAGGCTTAGGATAGTTAACATCGAGCCAATGTGTAGGTCTTGGAAACTTTCGTGCCCAGGACTCCTGAAAAATGTTCCAATGGACTTGATCCAACATCCAAAAGTCAAATTGATATGAGAAGTTATAAGGTAAAGGAAAATTAGACTGCAAAGCCATATTCAAATCATCAGAGTAAATAAGTTTTCGCCAAGCAGGGTAAGCGAATCTAGTCTGGTCATAGGTGATGTCTAATCTGGTTACCGATACAGAGGGATAAACAATTCTCTCAAGCTGTGTCGGAGGGAAATCTCCCTCCCATTCCATACCAGTTCGTCTAGCATCATCCCCAGCATTCAAATCCCTTTCAGAATACTCTCTTCGTGGCGTAGCAAACACCATAGGGACCAGCTTCTCGTAAAGAATATTGGTTGTCTTGTCCCTGAAGGGCATCCAGAAAGTGAAATAGTTCATCAACGCGATATCGTGACGAGCGATAACGTCATAGTTCTCCACCCGCTCAGTAGCAATCTGCTGAGTCTCCGGAAAGTGGTCCGGGCGGTAAATACTGCTTGTCCAGTTATCAGTCATCGGAATCCAGACTTCTTCAACTCTTGAACAAGGTCGAAGTGTACTCTTCTCTTCATTTGATAAATCTTAGTACGCCATATATTTTGGGCAGGACGCCAGTGTGGACGTGCAGGCATGGTCTGAGTTCCATACTCCAACCAACGGGCTAAATCCTTTAGGGTATATTTACTACCAGGGCGTAAAGGTTCATCAGGGATAGAAACAATCCAACTACCATCTGGTTGTTGCATAGGTTGAATAGAGTTTACATACCGTCCAGTGGCGATAAGAATACGGGGGTCTAACCCCAACATACGTTTACGTTTAGCATAACCAGAACTTAAAGGTACCCAAGCAATTAACTGCCGGGTGATTATTTGTTTTAGGTCATCAGCAAACTCAGTAGCCATTTCTTCTCCTAGCCCTTGCAAAGCTGAAAGTCCCTTGTTAAAAAAAGGTCGAGGACTAGAAGCTAAATTAGGACTAGAAGCTCTATGATATTTTATCCGTAGCTTATGTAGTGCTCTGGTTACCCGTTGTCTAATTCTTGGGAACAACCTAATCCGAAAAGCCATTAGAGTCTCTTAAACACTTCATGAGTATCATCTTGAGGGATGCTAGAACGCTGAAGAGGAGTAATCAAGAATTGGAAATCGAAAGGATAGCGGTTATCGTTCATGTGGTATCCCTCTGGGTCTACGGTTATAACCTCCCATAACCCATCTTGAATACGTACAACATCTCCATCCGTAGGTACATCTCGATAGTAGTCTAAATTCAGAGACTTCAATACATCTTCCAGCCCCTTACGACTAGTGTAAACGTATAAACGCCGATCAAGCTGTTGACCTTGTTTGTATAACACAGCCATACCATTATCGGTAACATCCACGTATGCTTCAATGGTGTAAGAAACTTCAGCCGGAAGCTCCCGATGGACATCCTCGTGGTACACGTAAGTCTCTGAACCGGTTCTAAAGTTCAGCTTGTACACATCCATCTGATGCATATACAATTCATACATCTCTTTGTTGATCTGTTCCATCAACCGGCGATCTTTAGTAGGACCAAATAATGGTAACGGCATAATTTACCCCAATGAAGGTAGGAAGTATGGGCTAGTACGAATTAGTTCATCCGTATACTTTTCTTCGTCTGCGGCTCCTTTTTCACGCTGGTACTCACCATCTAACTGAACCATGGTACCGGCTCCAGGAACACCCTGAGCAAACTTTCCACGAATATGACCAAGAATTTGACGACTTTTAGCTAGTGTAAGATTGAGAAAAAGCTGTTGATAAGGACGATGAAGATTCTCTAAACCTGTCCATGGCATCGCCCATTTTATAGTGACATCGAAGGTACCAGGAACCTGAAGGAAGACTCTTCCATCATCTAAAAGTAGGTACCCTTCTTCCGATCCAAACTCACGACTGATAAGTTCTAACCAGTGACGAACCATATCGTAGGTTTGAACATCAATACCCGTAATGCCACCAGCAGACAAAAAGTAAAAGGGGTCATACAGTAATGCCCCCTCTACACTCTCATAAGTAGCGAAGTCATTACGTACAAACTCTACATCCAATACCCCAATAGCATCCGTTGGTGGGTCAATAAGATAATGCCCACGGGCATATTGAGCGCCCACATTATACTCTAGCGGACGATACTTCATAAATAGTTCTTTAACGTCATCAATAACTTGAGTAATCTGAGTCTCATCTAATTCTACCTGAATGGTGGGGTCACCCAACTTCTTACGAACCCAGTCAATGATGTAACTATTGGTAAAGGCTGCCGGTTGTACCATTTATCGCCCCCTATAAACTAGTCATCAAAACCGTAGTACTGCCACAAAGCCTTGAACATGATCCCCCGAGTACTGTTGCTCTTGAATTCGTTGAAGGTATCAAGCATTTCAGGCTTCAAAGGACAACCAGCTTCTCGTACAGCAACCATGCGGTCATAGATATCTCCCCGAGTTTCATTCCGGAGAATACTCTTAAGAGGAACATCTGGTCCTTGATCTTCTTCTGGGACATCTGCGTGAACTTCCTCTTCTGTTGGTGGTTCAGGAAGCTCTAAATCCACAACCGTCTCATCATTCTCTTCTTGAGACTCTTCTACGAGTTCTTCAAGCACTTCCTCTACAGGTTCTTCCTCTTTCGTCTTCTTCATTTCCCCGGTGGGATTAGTTGTCAGAACTACTTCTGGTTCCTCATCCACCACGGCGTCTTCTACACCAAGATCATAAGGATTGATCTCTGGCTCTTCCAAAAGCATTCTTGCACGAAGTTTACTCTTGAGATTAGGACCGGCTGAGGGGTCAGACCTTACAGGGAGACCCTTTGAGGGGTCTGGAAGAAGGAAAGTAGGTGAAGCAGGAAAGGTATACTTCACCGGGCGGGTATCTTCTTTAGGAAGTCTCTTGAGCCATTTAGGGTCAATAAAAGCCTCAATAAATCCTGGCAAGCAGGCAATAACGTCTCTGGGTTGGATGGGAAAAGAGGTGCCATTCCAACAAACATTAGTAGGCTTCTTGTCGAAATATAGATATTTTTCTAGTGCCATTAGATCCTCCGTCTGTAAATAAAGACAAGCCCCCCACAAAACTGTGAGGGGCCTGGGTTACTACACGTTCATTTCAGAACGATTATACCACGTTGTAGGTAACCGTTCCGGTAGCGTAGAAGTCACCGTTGATCGCCTTTACACCGTACTGGCTCATCATCCCCTTACGGTTCAGCATGTCATCCAGCACGTAGGTTGGTGTAGTATACAGCGGTACATATGGAGCATACACGTAACCGGCCTCAAGGAAGGACGAACCCTTCCAACCAACCAGGAACGAATCCGCATCCATATACGGGTCCTTGTAAATCGACCAACGACCCTGGAGAGTACCAACAAACACAACGCCATTACCAGCCACAGCCTGCGGACGGAAGCCGTAGAGAGACTCAACGACGTTCGCCACATTGGTACCGCAAACAACGAAATTACCGGTACCACGACGAGTCGCACGGAAGATCAGGTTGCTGGCTTCAATCAACGCATCGATGAAGGTCTGCTTGTGATCGTTGTACGAAATCGCCGCAGGAGCAGGCTTGTTCCAGGTAACGGAACCAGCCGAAGCGATAGTGAAGAGGTCGGAGATAACCCTACGGTCAACATCCCACCGGATCTTCTCGGACAGAAGCGCAACCAGCTCAGACTCGGCATCCATACCATGAATAGCCTTCAGGTTAGTTGCAGCTTCAACCGACCAACGCGCACGCAACTTGTGCGGAATCGCACGCACGGGCACGCTAGACAGGTTAATGTCTACGATAGGAATCTGGTCAGATCCCTCAGAATTGTAATAGTAGCTACCGGTTACGGCAGTAGCCAAATTGCTGCCAGCGGTCCATGAAACTGCGCCAGTTGCGTAGTTGATGACACCAACTGTGATACCATCTCCACCACTACCTACAAGACCACCAACACCATTGTCCGAAACGGTAACGGCACCAGTCTGGTCAGTGTAAGAAGCCGAGAAAGTACCCGGACGGCAAGAATGGAATCCTAGAGTAAATGAAATGGCATCAGTCGCAGACAGAGCCTGGAAAGTCTCGCCGTCTACGAATTCAGACGAATATTGATCGTCCGCAAGGTGACCCTTACGGGCGCTGAACATCGTGTCACCAGCGGTAACGCTACCCTTGGTAGTGCCGTACACGGCATCAAGGTAGAATACCAGCGAGGTGGGTCCAGTCATCGGCTGGACGCTAACGATATCTTTAGCAATAAGATTGGGGAACACGGCGCGGACGATTGGGAAGACAAACTTCTCAAATGATCCAATACTTTGAATCTTTACATCCTCTTCCATGTTTTGAATGTACATTCTTTCATTCTCAAGCAGAAGCGCAGTCAGCTCCCGAGCTGATTTATCTTCAATTGACTCCACAAGTGGACGCCAATAGCCCTCTGCAAGCTGCTTTCCCCTTTCACCAAGTGCGTGAAGTTCGTGGGTTTGCATGATCGATCCTCCTTATAATTCTTTTCCTATGTTTAGTTCAGCCTGCCAACAGCGCCTTCTGCCAATTCCACATAACGACGCATTTTTACATCTTCTTCAAGGTTACCGCCGTTCAAAAGATCCTCAACAGCCACTACGTCGTCATCTCCCTCGGTAAGCTGCTGCCGCTCTTCTTTACCTTCAGTAACATTGTCCGATGCGGCCTCAAGAGCCTGGATATGAGCTTCCATAATCTCTTCGGCCTTCTCCTCGCCTCCGACTGCTTCTTGCAGAAGCTGATAGCGACCAACGGTCTCCAAGATGATATTAAGCGAAGCTTCATACTTCAGCTTAAGGTCATCCACATCTTCTGACTCTTCGAGAGCTTCGGCCATCTCTGTAATAAGCTCAGTTGCCTCTTCATTGGTGTTCTCAAGCTCTTCGATATAATCCAGAAGATCTTGAACGGTAACTTCGGCATTCATGTCGTCCTCACCATCTTCCTCATCGTCCTCTTCAAGAACACCAGCTTCCAAAGCTACTTGGATAAGCTCATCATCAGAAAGGCTTTCTAGTTCCTGACGCAGTTCTTCGGCTTCTTGCATGATCTCCTCGTCAGCCTGCATAGCTGACTCCTGGAGACGATCTTTAATGAATTGAAGCCTGTCCATGGGTTCCTCCTTAACAATTTTTCGTGGGACCTGTGTAATCAGGGCCTCACGGCTCTGCTCAATTTTTTCTAGTAGATCTGAAATAACTGTTCCATGTTCGGGGTGGTCAGCCGCTAATTGAGTTAGTGCGCCACCAAGATTTAGGATATCTTCACTGGCTTCACTCACGAACTCAGGAGAAAACTCCTGCTCTTCCATTATTGCGTTATGCAAAACGGTAACATCATGAGCGATGTCGTTGAAGTCCATGGTAGAAAGTTCGTCCTCAGTGAGTTCACTACTGAAACTGCCCTTGGCATCAATGCTTTCCAGCTCTTTACAGAGTTTGTCGAAGAGGTCGGAATCAACATCTTCAGCATCTAGTACAACGGCATTCTCAATGGTGTCATCGGCCTCAGTACGAGACTTCTTACCGCTAGTTTCCCCCGCTAAGCGGGGGAGCGCACCTGGAGTGGAGGGTCGCGCTACGAAATCAAAAGTACCTAGCTTGAAATCCTCCTGTACTACACCATTTTGCACGGAACCTGACCCCCGAGAACTAATTCCGACTTGGGTACCCGACTCAAAGAGAGTCTTAAGGATCTGTCCGTTGGGTGTAGGCAAAATATCTGCCCCACCGGTCACTGTGCCATCCTCGTTAAGATGGAGGTCAGTAACTACGTGAGACACACGCTTCAATAATGTCTTCCCGTCAGAGGGATGGTCTAGCTCACCATACATCGAACGACTCTGAAGGGCTTCAGAAATCTTCGGGTCGCCCAATTGTTTTTCCCAAATCCGACGAGGATACACACGCTTGTTCGCATTCTCGATATCTGACCGCTGAAAAACCCCTTCCACGTGAAACGCGCCATTCTCAGATTCTACAATCTGATACTCAAAGGGTATAACTTCAATCAGGTCAGTCATCAGTGATCTCCTAGAAATAGGTTGTTGTCCATTCGTTGGCTTTTATACCAGCGACATCAACACAAATTTCGGCGCGTTGAGGAGGTTTGGGGTGCCGGTAGATAACCCACCGAAATGATCCGAGCATGTGCTCTACGATCTTCCAATCTTCCTCATCAATATTAAGTGCTTCACGAACTAGCCTAAGATGTTCTTCTGAGGGGTGCTCGTAAATATTGTACCACTGTGCGGGTTCTTTTAGGTCGCCATCGTCATGATGGGCTACATGGAGTTCAGTGCTGCTATCCGGAAACATTGGGTTATCAACCGCCAGATGAAAGCGTGTAACGGATTCACCCGGAACAATGTTAGCGTCAATCAGCCGCCGGGGTTCCATGATTCACCTTACGGAACCATCGCAAGAATTTCGTCGTAGTAAACCATAGCAGCAACTAGAGCAGCAATAAGGTTGTCAAGAGCTGTAGCAAACGCAGTTTCGTCACCAGCATTTACCACAACCTCAGGAACAATACCCAGATCGTCGATAATGTTCAACGACTGGATTCCTGCCCAGACTTGCCAGTACGAAAGCTGAATCGCACGTTCGGCCTGATCTGTTCCAACACGCAAGTCAATACTCGCGGGCAAGGATTGCAGATCCATATTCGGATAGGTCATCTGTTACCTCCTATGTTTGTTTTAGGTAAACCAAGTTCTCTGGTTTCCCAAGTCAATCAATTAGGTATATGGGGTATAAAAAGGAGGGGTTTAGGACTGGTTTTGCAGGGTTCGTTGTATATCCTCCTGTATAGAGGAAGGGGGGATAACAACATCCATCTCTCGTTGCCTAGGAAGCTTCATTTCGCGCAAAGTTGTACCATCAGCGTGTTTAATAATATCATCTACACACATTTTCCATGCATAGATAACTACTCCTGACGGTGGTTCTTCATTTTCCCACACACGTTTAGCCATGTACCAATCTTTAATTGCTTCCTGACGATTAAAGAAAGCCTGTTCTGCAATAAGATTGACGCCCTTATGTCGGACTTTCCAGGCATACAATTGAATGGTGGGATGTTTACGGCTTATGATATCTTTTATGAGCTGTGCTCTGACAGATTCATCCATCGACAGTTGTCGAAGTTTCATAACCCGCCACTGACGTTTAACACTCATTAGTATGTTTTAAAAACGCGATATCGTCTAGGGATACCTAGTTTACTCTGAAGCTTATTCTGTGTCCGGTGTTGTGACCAATGAGAATAAGGTTTGAAAAGCTTCACCCCACCCCCGGCTGATTCAACGGCATGACCAAAAGCTTGCCATATCATTTGTATCATAAGCGCAGACATGGCTAACCCAAAAAGGGTAGCCGTTTTTCCTGTAATTTTACTTTCAATTGGTCCAAGGTACTTTTTAAAAAACTTACGTAATTGACTTGGTGGGGGTTTGGGGGGCATCTTTTTGGCCTCATATGCTGCCCTTGCCCAATCTGTCTGAGCTATAACTGCCTTTACGACTCTAGTCTCAGGAGGTTGTAAGCCCCGATCCTTAGCTACCTTGTTCAAGATAGCGGTAACATATGGTTCTAGTGCCTGGGCTACATGCTCATTGAACGTAGTTTTAGTGGTCAAATCTGGCATGAACTTTGGGTGACCGGGGTAGTATTCATCCGGGTTAGGTTGGTCAAACTTGATAACCTGAGGATGTTTCGCTGCTGCTTCAAATAGCTCACATAGCTTGTTATCCTGGATCTTATTAACTAGATCTGGGAGATTTCTAACTGTTTCTAACGCCTCATCCTCTTCCAGATTACGCAGACGCATCAAAGAACGAACGAGAATATCTACTCCTTCGGCCACTTTTCGCTGTGCTGCTTCTTGCTCTGGGTTCATGATTAGTATCCAAAAAGAGAACTAGCATAAGAAGACTCGGTTTCCATACCCTGTAAATACCACGTATTTGCTTCGCGTTCTACATGTGGGAGAATAGTACCTACCAAATACCCGTCCTTGTTCCCATCTGCAAAAGGACCCAGACCTTCGCTATTGTGTTCTCTATGGGTCTTTAAGGCATTTCGATCCAATTTCACGGTTATGGGCTTGGTCTTGTTGTTTGGATTTAAGGTAATATCAAACAAGGACTTTTGAATAACATTAGCAGGACGCCAGTCATTAACTGCTTCCATAATTTTGCCCACAACAAATTCTGCGATCTTATTCTGCATAGTAGACAGATCTCTACTGTTAGGCGAGAACTTGTAAACCATAGATCCTGCTCCTACCTGAGTAGAAGAAGCCATGGAAGAGGGTTTATACTCTAATTTTTGAAGAGCATTTATCTTTTTACCAAATCTACTTGCTTGAGCTTCACCCAATATAATATCTACAGCAATTGTAAGCATGGTTATAATCCCAAACCGCAGTATATTCTCACCTTGTACGGCTATCTCTTCTTTAGCAATCTCTTTAATGTGGGGGATCAAAGAGTTCCGAACCCAGTTTTTAACTGCAAACACCCGGTTAGGTTTACCCTCTGTAGCTTTTATCAACTCTCTACTTGTAGTAGGATTACTGAAGTAAGCATCCAGTTTTTGTGCTGTGGTTGAATGGGGATCAATATCAAGCTTAGAAGTCACTAGAGGAAGAAGTTGATCGGATAGTTTATCCGAAGTCTCCTTCACTAATTCATTCGCCATTCTACGCTCTTCAGCAGTATATTTTGGACGAGGCCCCCGCTTTCTTGGTCTACGAGTAGTATTGACCGCAGGATGCCATTCCAAAATATTCTTCACGCTTTTAGAAATATCTTCTAGGTTAAGAGACTTCTTAAACTTGGTAGCCGAGCCGGGTGGTGCAACCATAAAGAAGCCCATCCGCCCAGAGGTATATTGTCTACCCTTCAACAAAAGAGGAGAAAAAGATAAACGCCAAAAATTCAAAACCTGTTTACGCTTCAACCGAGCTGAAGGCATATCGCTAGCCGGGAAGAGAAATACAATATTTTCTCTACGTGCTAACGTTTTTATGGTAGCTGGAAAATCACCACGGAAATAGTTGTTGTGTTTGATATACCGAGGATGAACTACCACTTCAGCCACAAAAACAGCCCTCTCAGCTTCGATACCATGCGCCCTAAGGGTGGATAAGGAAGGGATCGTTACCGAACGATAGGTGACGTTCTGACGCACATCAAGGTCAGTATGGGCATGAGTAGGATAAAAAGCGTGCTGAAAAATAGGCACTTCTACCAGAGCTTGTTTATCCTCAGGTAACCAATACCCATGAAGCTCCATATCCGATCCACCTTCGAATCGAACAGGACGGGCGCTACCCATGGACTGAAGCTTAGTAGCGGTTTTTCGTGGTATAGTACGTGCCATTATTATCTCCGTAGAAACCCACGACGCCAAGTTTCCGCATGACCCATCGCCGTATTCTTAACTGCCTGATATCTCTTTGCCAGTTCCTTATTCCGTATCTTACTCCAAGGCTTTTTAGTGGTTGGACGCCATTGAGTGTGAAGAACTGCTCTGTCAGGGGGCATAACATAGTCTTTATCAAACCCCCGCATAAGTCTTTTACCCCTACCAGAAACCATACGCTGACTGATCATGCTCTTATCATCACGAGACATAACCAGCCCGTCATCTTTACCCCCATAAGTCTTATACTTGGGCAAAGGTTTATCAACATGGGCAAAGAAAAAGGAATCCAAGAAAGCCTGAGGCCAAAGACTCTTAAGAATTGGAACATATTGAGCGTGCCCCGCTCCCATAAGGGATACGATCATGGGCATTAGTACATCTCGGGCAAATAGGACCCAAGTGTTAAATATACCGTATTTACGTCCATACTGGTGCTGCTTTTGAATTGCAGCTAATCCGAGTTGTTCGGACATACGAATAACCTCGAAATCCGAACGAGTCATCTTAGGCATAGTCGCTTTACGAATAGTCTGGATAACCTCGGAATTACCAATCTTAGTTTTCTGGTGCTCAAGACGATAGAGTTTTCTAGTCATCTTGTTCTGCATCTCAGCAAGCTTAGTCAATCGCTCTGGGTCGGTTCTCCAAGCCTTGAGTTTTTCGTCTACATGAGGATCAAGTATTCTTGCTCTTCGCTTATTCTCCTCGAAATCCCGGTCAAAAATTTGTTTTTTATGCTCGATATCATCAAAATCTTTAAGCTTGTTATCCAGCCAAGTCTTCATCTTGGCAATAGCTTCAACATCGTTTTTCTGGTACAGATCATCAGCAGTCTTCTTGAACTTGTTGATATTCTCGCCTACACTATCATGTTCACCGCGAAAAACGGCTTCCAAAGTGGCCTTAGAATAGTGCTGAGATAATTCATCTGCCCAAGCTTTAAACTGCTCCGCAGTACGAACTTTAGTGCTTGTTTGAGGTAAACCACTCTCATGTCGTTTAACTGTGAAAGTGGGTGTGCTCTTTTCCGTCTGCTGAGTTTTTTCTTTCGGAGTCTTGGGTTTACGTGTTCTATAGCTTTTAACTTGGAATTGAGATCTCTCAGCTTTTTCTTTTGCATCTCTAGAGTTCTTAGCTTTAGCCTGAGACTCTCCTGCACGAGATTTTAAGGGCTTTGGACCTTTAAAAGCCTTAGAAGCGTACCCTTTCTTAGGCCCCTTACGTGGAGTATGCGGACGAGTATCCGGTTCTTCTGTACTCTGTGAAGTCGGAGTACCCTTTAACTCTTCTCCATACTTGTGGAAAAACAAATCTTCAGTGTTTCCTGCGTCATGATAACGGAGATTATGTTGTCTGGTATGGTACCAAGAAATATCTGGCACCCCCTGTTGAACGCTCATATTGGCAAACGCAAACAAGTCTTTTGCCGCTGCTTGAACATTGGCCTTACGACCACTATCGTCTTTGGCCCCTAAAACTCGATTGTTGTAAGCATAGACCAGTTTTTCCATCTGCTCTATTTTACGTTTTTGAGCATCAATTTTTTTCTTCTCAGTAGCTAATCGAGCTTGGTGATCTTTAACAGTTTCACCGGGTAATTTCTTTTTGCCTTTGATAACAGGAGGAGTAATTATACCAATGTCCAACATCTGTTGGTGTATTTCATCTTCCGCAGCCCTTATCTCCTCTGGGGACGCACCCTCATCCTTCATCAACCCCAGTTGGGTGGCAAAAGTTGCAAACAAGGCAGACTTGATGTCCTTACCTTCGAGTTTTTTTAACTCTTTGTCGAGGTCTTCCTCGGTCGCTGGACCCCCCTTTTTAGCCGCTTCTACGAGCGACTCTAGACGTGGGGGCTTATCTGCGGCTGGTGTTGCTCCCATAGGAACAAGCGCACCCTTAGCCATATTGTTGGTATACTTCTTACACCTACGATAGTTAAAGCCCACAAAAGGGCACAGAGCACCATCCAGAGTGCAAAAAGTCTGCTCTCTTTTATCCAGGAAAGGGCATAGTTTATGGGCATCAGTAGAAGGGAGGCTTACTCCTGGCCCCCCTTGATCCCCATAAAACATTCCTAGTTCGGGGACAGAAGATTTCTTTGGGTCAGCCATTATGCGGCAGCCTTTCCTCCAGCAATCATATCGTATACGGAATCAGCGTTAGCCGTAATAGTAAGACCCGTGATAAGCCCATTCATTATAATAATCATCCCCGAAGGAGTAACATCATAAGTATTCACAGAAGAGTTATCATCCGTTATTTCCACAGTAACATCCCCCTCTGAAAGATAGAAGAGGAAATTACTTACCTTGTTGGTAGGCAAGTCGGTGAAGTTTATCTCGTGAACGTCTGTGTCTGCAATACTTGTCCGCGCACGGTTCATAAGTACATCGACATCATACGCTGGGGCAAGTCGTACTAGCTCCCTACGATCAACTGAACTAGAGAAGTAGACCGACCCATCAAATGAGAGGGTCGGCATGATCTAGTCCCCCATGAACTTAGAGAATTCTACGATCTCACTTACATCCGCCATAACATCGTCAAAGCGAGCCTGGGCTTCTGCGGCATTGATCTTTCCAGAACGAAGATCTCCTGCCAACTCAGCCAGCTCATCATAACGAATATGAAGAAGACGTTTTTGATAAACGGGAACGGCTGCTGCATACCAGGAACTCAACTTCTCGGCTGCTGCATCCAGCTTTTCGACCAAACTACCCGTGGGCAAGTTGGTAGGGTTTACTTCTTCAGCTTCAGAAATGATCTTATCGATGTCCTCTAGCTCTTCATACCACATTTTCATGCTATCTCTCCCCTCGTCATAATGGAGGTTATTCCAACCGTAGGCTCTTGTATCTCGGGGTTCCTCGTCATCACCATAAAGTAGTTTATTCAAAGCCTCTTTTACGGCTTCGTCGTTGGTAATCTGGGTGGCCCTAAGTAACGGTTTCTTGTTCATTGGACTACTCGTTCCGAGCAAATGTTTTCACCAGACTAGTGTGCAGAATATCCAAAGCATTCTTGCAAGCAGTTACCTCCTGCTCACTCTCCTGAACGTCTTCAAGACCGTTTATAGCCTGGGCGATTTCGTCCTGATCTGCTTCTTCCAACTCTTCATCATTAACAGCCTTGGCAATATATTGCTCGATCAACGCACGATGAGCTACCTCATTCTCGATCAAAGTAGCTACGGTATCAGCATATACACCTAGAAGCTCATCGAACTTCTGGGCATCTTCCATCTCAGTGATTTCTTCAAATACAGTCGGGATTTGCTTATCTTCATCAGTAGCAACCCACTGGTAGTAAAGTGTGTCTATTGGGCGATTCATGTCAATCCTCCTATCGAATTCGTGCATCCACACACAATAAACCCATAGGAACAAAACTTTTTAAAAGGAATCCTCCTAACGATTTGTGCGATGCATATCCCATATTCTACGTGGAACAACGGACTCTCCGCTGTCCAGCCACTTTTCATACTGAAGTAGAGCTTTCCTGCGATCTACACCCAGCATTTTTTTAAAACGTTTTCTAGCTTCCTCTTTGGCTTCCTGCTCTGTTCTAGCAAGAACCAAAAACATTGGTCGAGTAGCCGATTGTTCTTCCTTAGATGGAATCTGTAATCCTCTACCGTGCCGATAAGTAAGAATGCGTCGTTCTCTTCCCAAGGGAGTAGGATGAACTCTAACACTTGGCACAGGAATTTTTATTTTGCCTAAAACAAACCATGGTTCCTTACCTGTTTCAGTAGAGGACCCTGCTTGCTGGCTTAAGAATTTGTTTAACCGCTGTTGTAATCTTTCATCATGACCCAAATCTGCTAAATCGGAAGTTGGACCATGATAATAAGCTAAACGGTATCCCATACCTAAAACAACGATATTGTCTGTATTATATCTACGACGACGACCTTCGTTCTTAGTGTACATCTTTCGACTAATAGCTTCTTTAGGAAGAACTTCTTTAGCCAATCGTAAATATGTATCACGTTTTAATCCCTGCCGTCCAGGACGAGAAGGATCAAAGATAAACCACGCTTCATTTCCTTTATCGTTAGGCTTACGAATCGTGTGTTGCCTAGCAAAAGCACTATAGCGTTGTGCATAACTTTGAACTAAAAGCTTACCCAATTGGCTCTTAGTCATAATCTCTTGAGGAGAATGAATATCCGCTACAATAAGTTTAGGGTGTTTATACTGCTCTGAGCCTAATAAGTATTCTCTCATTCTATCTATACCCGCAACTCGTCCTCCAGAACTAGGAGGTACAGAAAGTTGAGAAGCTGGAAGATACATTACGGTTTTATAGTTACTATTTTCCCAAGGCACACGTCTATGGCGCAAAAACAAATGCGTTTGTCCTGCCGAACGAGGGTCAGCGAATTCTTTCCCTTCGGCATAGAAAACATGTCGTTCAACAACTAGAAACCCCATTAGTCTGTCCGTAACATCTTAGCAAAACGATGATCTCCCATCGGAGCAGCTCTCTGGATTTCCGGAGACCTATCCGTATAGAATCTTCGCTGTTCCATTCTACGCACATTCTTAGGATCGTGACTAGGTATTACGATGAACCCTGTCGATGCCCACTGTGCCAGAATACGTGCATGAAGGTCTGGGAACAAAAAAGACTTTGACCGGAATTTTCTTACCGCCATTAAACGTCCTACCGCTTTGTTCAAAACAGAACGACGAAGTAGCCGGTGGAGAATGATAAATTTAGCCACATCCGCTGAAGGGGCTTTCGTGGTCAAAAGCTGTGTAGATCCTCTTACCGATCCATAAGGAGCATGGTATTCCGTCAACCCTAGACGATTAACCAAGGTCGGAATTTTATAATACTTCCCAGATCCAGGGCTAACCTCTTTTTGTAAATATTTCACATAGGTATCTGCCGCAGACGCCAGCTCTCCTAGTTGTGTACCAGGAGTAGCCTTAACATTTGATAGAGCAGCCACATATTGCTTAAGATAAAGACGAATTTCAGGGTAAAGATTGGCCGCTTCTTCAGCATATCGTAAGTACAATTCGTGTTTCTTTTCAGGATCATTAACAACCTGAAAACCTACAATATCTCGTTTAACGATATTACCGACCTTATCAAACACTTCTTTTATAATTGGTTCCCAACGTTTTCCAATTTCATTATATTTTCCGTAATATCCCGGTGGTAAATCTGATTGGGTTTTACCTAGAACATCTATAGGATTAGTTTGTGAAAGAGATTGCTTAGAGAAGAAACTTGTTTCTGATTTTTTACCGGTCATTACATCAGGATCTTCATCCGTTACAGCCTGTAGTTTAAGGAAAACATTTGTTAGCCCCATGTCCCGCATAGATTGACGCTGCCCACGAATAGTACGTCGTAAACGGTATACCGCTTCAGGGTCATCAATAATCTGACGAGCATAAGCTTGCCGGTTCAATAGCCCAAACTCTTTATCCGCTACTGAAGGGGGCATTGCAACGACCATCGCGTAAGCCGAGTACTCAATCCCATCGATCTCATAACCATGATGAGTTCGTTTAATGGCTGGATTGTTTATCTTACTGTTGATGGCATCCAATTTTTCCTTACTTGTTATCACCATAGGTCGAATCAACCTTGAGTATGGAAAGTGTAAGAAGATGTTCGATTTCACATAGTGCCATTTGTCATCTGACAAAAACCTATAGTTGCTGTAATTCTCCCGTAGTAGTTTCATCAGATAGACCTTATCAATTCTCTTTATACTATTACGCGGAGGAAGCTCTACTTTAGTTGCCCGCAAGACGTTAAGCGGGATCATAAACGTAGCCCCAGACATAGAACGATTAGCCTTGTAAGCTAATAGATATTGAATCAGGTAAAGACCCCAAGGTTCGTCTTTCTCTCCAACAAATCTCTGGCTTCTCTGCAACCCAAGGCGAGCCTTCTTGTCATGACGAGAATATCTCAAGGGTTTCAGCTTACCTGTCTCTTGGTCCACAAACTCTTTAGGTATCGAAGCCATTATATTCAGCCCCAAAACACCTTTAGTTTGTTTACGAACCCAACGCAGATAATCTACCCACGCTTCAGGAGAAACCGATTCCGGCCTCTCTCCCTTTTCCGTATTTCCAATATCCTGCTCGGTTATTCCTAGACGCTTACGTACAATAACAGGGTACTCTCGTTGTCCTTCACTACCTGCCCGTCTAAAACTGGTCACCAGTTTAAGCAGCTCTCTTTTTGTCTCTTGGGCTTCAGGGCTAGTTATCGAGCCAAATACGTGAGCCGAAATATAGGTGTTAGCCAGTCTCCCCTTTTTAGGAATAATCCGGTATGCCAAATGAGCTTTATCCCCAAACATAGTGGCATACATTTTAGCGGCTGCAATGAACTGATTTCGGTTTGAGTACCACCAAATCTGGTCTCTAAGCTTGGCATTGAACAATGGGTGGTCGTACACAATACCAAAAATAATCTTGAATTCGTCAGTCTCAATAAGAGGAGCAACCATAGTAACAGGTTCTTGTCTCCCAAGAGATTCCTCCCTGATACCATGAGGCTTTATATAAACCCCCTGAGCATTCTGCCAGATCTTTTCATTAGGATCAGCAGTTACAAAGTTAGCAGCATCCCCACCACCCTGAACTGGACGAGAAGGGACTACTTTACTCCGGTTGTACGATTTCTTGGGTGGAATCTTCTTTTCTTCATCAGAACCTTCAGGAGCTTCTTTGGGTTTACGCTTATGGGCAACGTCAAAACCCTTCCTTACTTCAGGGGTATTCAAAGCACTGTAAAGCTCAGCTATCGGGCCTTGACGAACATTCGGGCTAGTAACAAAAGTTGAAAATAATTTCCAAGCCGCAGCGTAATAAGCCTTGGTTGCAGCTAAGCGAATATCTAACTCTCGGTTATTTGGGCTAATCCCCATAGTAAGTCGATCTAAATCTTGAGCTGAAATATTACTTGTAGAGACAGCTAAACCACCCCAACGTATAAGCTCCCTTGTTCCCATGTCTGCACTAACTTGAAAAGAGGTCCATGTGTTAGTGGAGGTACGGCTATTAGCCCTTATAACAATTCTACCCAAAACAATTTTATCAGCTTCCTTGTTAACGAAAGCCTTGATTTTGGTTTCTGCTTCTTTAGATGTAATTTTCTTATCTGAAAAATCTTTCCAAAGGTCATAAGCCTTAACAGATAGCTCTTCAAAAAACTTCGGAGAAGGGCCAACCAAATAAGCGTAGTAAGCTCTAGGAAGGTGCCCCTGTGCTGTTACTTTAGCTACATTAACTAAAAGTTCCTGACGCCCTTTAGGAGAAAGCAAGGCTACTTTTTCTGAATCCGGTGTGCTTTCAGCAGGAAAAGCATTAATGTACACCATAGGCAGAGTTTTCTCTCCACCCCCGAAAAGGCCGTGCCAAATAAGTTTGGCAATACCGTTATACTTACCTCGTTCCTTAAACTCTTTTTGATCGATTTCCATAACATCATAGAAACGCCAACGAGCGTCAGAACGAAGAGGATCTCCTACCCGCATGTCTACCGCCTACGAACTGGTTTATAACCTCTGCGCGGTGGCCCATGTTTTTTTACCGTGGGACGACGAGGTTTAGTTTTTCTTACACGAGACATCACACGACGCATCTGTTTTGCCTTAGGTGATCTCTGGAATCTTCGCATGGCCTGCAAACGAGAAGCCCGATGAGCACGAGCAGCTCGTTTGGCTCTTTGAGACCTTAAAGGATTAGGACGACCAGTTTTTCTCATCGTAACGTTAATACCACTAACCTTACGACGCACACGCCGAACTGTCTCTGTTAAAACGTCATCTTCGAATAGAAGTAGCTCAGCAATCTGACCTTCCGTAAAATCTCTAGCTAACATTTCTGTTATAAAAGTATCTAATTTCTCATGCTGGTTCATATCCGACTCCTACCAATTAATGAATACTACGGGCTACTTGGTCAAAGCACGCATCCCTCTAAGAAGCTCTTGACGAGTTGGAGATTTTCGTTTCACTCTAAGGTATTCAGGGATTGATGCTTGTGCAGTCCGTAGATGACATCGACAATTACTTTTACACTGGGTATCTCCACCAGCCGGTACAGTAGGTAAGTTGTCCTTGGTAAAAGGACTCTTTGACTTCAAATATAAACAGTGAGGACAGTGCTCAGCCGGAGTAGTATCCCAATAGAAAAGAGTCATAGGGGGCATACCAATGGCTCGTGAACCCTGGTACATAGACCGCAACGTTTGGACATACATCTCCTTACGTTGGTCATAATCCATTTTCCCTTTTTTCGTTTTGACATCTATTATGAACTTTTTCCAAAGGTCAAACTCTTTACGAAGAAAGGTCTCAATCCATCGCCTATCTTCTTGTGTAAGAGTAGGAAGACGATTACTCATTCCTCCTTTTAGAGAGGACTGTCCAAGTTGGAAAGCTTGGGTGTAAAAAACCCGGAAGATCCTTTTCATCTTCCGGTTACTCATCTCACTATCTGTTGTTATAGTGCTGAAAGCATCAGTAAGTTCTTTACGAAAATCTGCTTCAAGACGAGCGAACTTAGGGAAGGTCATGCGCTGCCCCATATCTTGCAACGCTTGAGTCCTTCCTGGGCGAACAGCCGCACTTAAAGTGGCAACTAAAGCATGATGTCGCCAAGGGTTTTTAGTTGCAGCATGATCACCAACGTTCTTGGCTTCATGAAGTTGATTCGTCATCACTGTCTTTGGAGTCTGAGTTCACGGGCTTATTCCCGTAGTAATCTTCCTCGTCATAATGTGGATGAGTCTCTCGATATACCTTAGCCATCTCAGCATCCATAGTGGTAAACGGCTCAGGTTTTTCTGGCGGATTCTTCTGGTGTGGAAGCATCTTCTCCTCCTAAATATTCTTCTATACCCAAGCGTTTCATAAGCTCTTGAACCTGGGTATTCAGTTGTTTGAAAGCATTAAATTTAACGAACACTTTGAAATCAGTCATATGCTCTTCTGACGTTAATCCGGATTTGATCTTTCTTGGGGGTTTACAGTCCGGGTAAAACCTTCCAAACCCTTCTAGATAAACATCTTCGCCAGAAGCCAAAGCATCCCCAATATGAAAAAAGATTCGGGACATCAAGTACATTAACTGATTCTGCGTATAATCTAAGGCTTTCGGATCGCTCTGTAACCTATTAGCCAATTTTTGATAAGTAACTGACACTACTTACCCCCATTATTGTTTTCTACAAGCAACCCGCTCTGGGCAGAAGTTTTAGAGTGTTTATTGACCAACTCCTGCAACGTGTTAAGTGGAATTTTCGGTGGTGATTGCAGAGTGAAAGAAAGATCCCTAGGGTGCAACACACCATTATCATTTAGGAGATAGTCTTCTAACATCTCCCTCTCTTCCTCTTCCATAAGGTTATTACGTAGTATGTCATTCAAAATGGTGTGTTTAATACTTTCAGTCGCTGATTTCTTTTTCTTAGCAACTGGTTTCTTACCACCCGTAGACTTAACAGCCGGTTTTGAGGCTACAGCCAAAGCTTGTTGTTGTTGCATTATCGCATCATTCGCTGCGGCTAATTCCGCATCCGGAATAATCAAACGAGGAATTAACTCCTTTGGTACATCGGGGAAGAAATTCTCTACAATGAAAGCCAACCATACATCTCGGTTAAAGCTCATCTGATTTCCAAGATCATTCATCATAGTCAAGAGCTGCATACGATTGATCATGATTGTATCGTATTGCTGTCTAGCGACCTTGGAAATATCCGCCAAATGGAGCTTAAATTGTGCAGAAGCTGCCTTATCAGCATCCCCCCATCTTACTGCTAAATGGAAACGGCACAGCGTCTCCAGACCCTCCAAAAGAGCAATTTGGAGTGCATGGAGCTTACGAGAAAACCGCACATCTTGAAGAGCCAAAGCCTCTCGGCTATTCCACGCGCCGGAAGTTTCTCCAGTAAGGTAATCACGCGGAATACCCAACGCTACATACAGCTTTTCATTAAAGTGATCCAAGTCTTGAAGTTGCCCCTGCTCTGGTGGAGGAGCTAATTTTTCAATCCGAGATCTCTCTGTTGCACTATTGACAGGCCAGTAAATGTTTTCCAGCATGTTGTGCGGGTCATACTGTTGCTCGAATGTCCCCTGTGAAGGATCAATATAAGAACGCTTGTTACCGAACTTACGTTTATAGGTATTGACCATTCTTAGAGCTTCGGAAGGTGAAGCTGCACCCACATCAATGTAAAAAATAATCCGCTCAACCGCTCGATTCAAACGGTAGATCGCAATAGAATCTTCCAGCAACTTCAAATGCAACCAACGCTTACGAGCAGGTTCAATCATAGACCGCCCATAAAGGGTGGAGAATCCGAAAGAGAGCAGCCGCATATGGACACATTCCCACGGGAGAAGTAAACCATCTTGACGAGGGGAAACCTTAGCGAGCTGTTGTTCTAGTTTGAAATGTTTAATTTGATCAATGCTTGGACCAATCCGATAAATGTAGTCTGGAGGTAAATACAGTATGCGATCAATACCTTCATAACTATACTTAACAGAAAGAAACATGTCTCCATATTTCGCAAGGTTTCGGGCAAAACCATGAATGAGCGTATGGATACGATGTTTGACAAAAAAAGCTTCTATCTCTTTAACTGCCTCTGAATCTCCTGTAGCCCAAACATTCTTATCCTTGACCAGATCCGTTTGGGTTGCTTCTTCTGCGTAGATATCAAGAGCAACTGAAACATCCCCGTAATTATCCATCGCTTCGTAGTCCCGGTAACGCATTCTACGTTCACGGTGCATACGAGTGATCATATTAAACTGGCTCAGAGTCTCCTCAATCGTGGCTAGATCCCCAACGAGATCATCTCCTGCGGCAAACTGAGTTTGAATCCCTCCGAGCTGTGCCCGTAGAGCTACCTCACGCTGGATAACTTTATCCAGCCCAGTCATCCGCATTAGACCCTGAATTATCTTACCTTCAGGCATGAACTACCCCTTTAACGATTTCATAACAGGGAAAGACTGACCTTTAGTATCCCCCGCAAATGCAAAGAACAACCCGACAACGCTACTAAGTATAGCTGATGCTGAATCATCACTGAGTTTTTTATGGAGCTTATCTTTAGCTGCTTTCTTCATGTCAAACATAACGTTATAACGACTCATATTCCTATACAGAGCATCAACTTTAATGGCATGTTGCTTTTCATCGTAAGAAGCTTCAAAAGCCTTTTTCATCTGACGTGTTAACTGAGAATCACGAAACAACCGCTGAATCTGTTGAGCCGTTAATGCTTGTCCACCAAACTTTGCTTTAGGCAACAACCGTTGTAGAGCTGAAGTATTCGTCATCAGGTGCTGGTGAAAAGACTCAAAAGTGGCCTCTAGGCTACTGTTTTGGTTTAACAAAGTTACTCTAGAGTTCTGTGCTAGTTTACGAAACAAATTCAGAAAAATACTCTGATTCCCCCCAGTAACGAATAACTGCCCCGCACCATGAAGAAGTTGAGCACGCGGGCTTAAAGTTTGAGGGGACAACTTAAATACTTGCGCTTCGATCAGTTCGTTAATATCTTCTTTTTCTACGTCTTCCGTAAACCTAGAGACCACACGTTGAACTACACCAGACACTTCTTTACGAACAGCATCAATTTCTCTACTAGTCAAATCGGCCCAAAAGAAGGGAGCCTTGTTTATAACCAAGGGGGCAATAGCGTCGAACCCATCCGCTGTGAGTTTAACGTTAAGATCATCCATAATCCCCAGACGTTTTAGCGAAGTGGCAAAACGGTCAGCGTGGTACACTCCGCTAACGTCTACAGAAGTTACAAAGGCGGCGTAGATACTTCCTCTACGATGATCTACAACGGCATTTATGGCATTATTAAACACCCGTCGATCTGGGTTTGGAGGAAAGTTCTTTGCCCCTTTAGAGGCATACGCTGCCCGTAACAGAGCATTAGGCGAAGATCTAATAACTGTAAAAGCGACTGCTGTAGCGTCACCTACAGTTAAAGGACTCAACCGCACCCTCTTTTTTGCAGCAAATAAACTTTGCTGGGCGCGAGCTTTCAGGGTCGCCATGGGCAACCCCCTTATTCTTCGTCCTGAATGGCTTCCAAGTCGGCAAGAACAGCTTGAATAGCTTCTTCTCTAATCTTAGCCGCACTACCAAACTTTGCAGGAGGGATGCTCCGATTAGCATTACTAAACGGAGGGCAAGGGAACTTTTTCCCTTGGCTAGCCCCAGCAAAGTTCGGGGGCGCAACGTGATCAGTGAAGGTAGCCTCGGCTGCCCGAGCACTCTTCGGACCACCCTCATCCCCACTTCGTTGTGGACCCGGCTTCTGATTAGGAACTTCTATTTCCAGGATGTCATCCACGTCTGGAAGAACACCTTCCATAAGTGTTTCCTCGATGTGCTTGTTTACTTTGTCACGAAAATCCATAATAAGTCCTCCGACTCGTCAAGTCACTGTAATAAAGCAGGATTAGCCCTAACCTCTGGAAGCAAGACGTGATGGCCTTTGAAATCGTCCTTCATATCCGCTATCCAGGGTAACCGGCTCATCATACCCCAGTTCTTTCGATAGTTTCGCGGCCCGGATTTCTTTCGGAGATTTCTGGAAGAGGTATGGCAAGACGGCCTCTTGAACCAGGGTTGCTCCTATAGCTCCAAAACCGTGTTTGTGAATCCACTCTAACGCATTAGCATACGCACCGGCCAAAGAGTCAGCCACGTCCTTAGAGCTATTTCTAGGGTGGTCTACTGAACCTTTAGCCGCAGTAATATCGTGCTCCAAATCCCGCAGCTCAACATCTATGGCAGTAAAAGGAGGTTTCATAAGTCGTCTCTCTACAAAAGCATTGTGCAATTCCATGTATGGTTCATCTGTTTTATCCACGGAGATAGTCTCTACTTCGAAACCATTTTCCTTTAAAAGTTGCATGGAATGAATTGACTGCCAGGAGTCATAAGACACCCGAACTATATTATAGCCCATACTATCTCTAAGCCATACGATAAATTGACGTACTTTTTCAAAGGCAATTTCATCAAGTTTAGGAGCTTTAATTCTACAATGAAAGTCTACAAAAACAAAAGGAAGTTTTAAGGTTACTGTTTCTCGATTATTATCTACATGAGGAAGGTGCCTATAGAAATAAAAAGGTATAGCTAAACTCGTTATAGCTGCACAGTCACCATTTCGAGCTAAGTCAACGTGTACAAACCTTCCGGCCCTAGGATAATGTAGAAGATGTCGTTGAATATTATCATAACGGCTTACTTCATCTACGTCAAAAAAGTCAGAAACTTCTAGCCCACTTTGCAATCCTATTTCAAGAGTTTCAGGTTGGATAGGATTAGCATATTTCCCATTAGCTTCTAAAATAATCTCTCTTCGTTTGAACAACTTATTGATAGCCGCCGTAGGAACTCCAGCAATATCCCTAATTGCAGCATCCAACCCCGTTTCAAACGTACTCTTAAAGGAGTCAGGTACATCGATGATTTGTTCCCCCTCACGCATATCGGGGACTATTTCTCCCTCATCTAGAATCCTAGAAGAACGGAAACCGGAGCTAACAAACACCTTGAAGAACTTATTGCCATATCGTCCAGGCTTCACATCCCACAAAGCGAAATCAGAAATATGAACGTTAGAAACATGATTTTGACGAACCTCTTGAATACGCTGCTCCACGAAAGAATCCGAAGACCTAGCTGACGAGATATTAATAACCAATCCAGGGTTATAGCCTGCGTTCTTGAAACGAGATTCAATACGAGTCCGTACCTGATGGTAAAGTTTTTGAGCACTATTTTCGTCTTCTTCCTCTCGGACAGACTTCTTACCACGAAAGTTCATCTCGTCTAGCGTTGCGCTAAACACGTCAAGAGAAAGCGCGTGCTGTGTTTGCGAACCGAATAGTAGGTGTAGATTGTGAGGCAGCACAAGCTCAAAAAGATCGTCTTTTTTAGGATGTTCTTTGTACCCCGCGCCGAAGAGATTAGCTGCACCTTGCAAAAACACCTTTCTAGGGTTCTTGGGAAGATGCTCACGGAAGTAGGGACTCATGTTCATCAGCCCCTGGAACTTAGCGTTAATGGCATCCTCTGCCTTACCCTTTGTTACAGAGAAGAAAGCGAAATACACCGGGAAGTGTTCCGCCAATCCGAAAATACGCTGAGGGGATTTCATACAGGTAAGCCAGTAGAGCTTATACAACTGAGCCACACAAGCGGCTGAAGTCTTACCTGTTCCAATAGACCCGTAAATGATCCACTCGTTGATCTGGTTCTTTGGGTCTAAAACATACAACAGCTCTTCTTTCCATTTGGGGTAAAGAGCGTCGATGAATGGTCCCATGTAGTGTCTAGAATTAAGGAACTCACCCGGAGGGATAGGCGTCATATCGTAGTCGAGCGCAAAGATATCATCCAACACTGAGGAATCCCCCGTGCTTTCCAGGTATTCCAACAGTTCTTTTACCAACTCATGATCGGCTGAAGTGAGTTCTTCAGCTTCTACAGTAGGTAAAAGTCTTGAGATATCAGTACGTTTTCTACTCATCTATTGTCAGCCCTCACCTTTTGTTCTTCCTTCTCCCAAAAATCTTCAAACATCTCAATAGACTCCAACCAAGGAGCGTTGAAAGGATGAGTCTCGTCTAGTACAGCTAATACTTCTGCCTCTACACTGGTAACCATATCCACCAAGAAAGAGGTTGTTCCATAAACAACCGCCTCTCCCCTACTCTGAATAAACATATTACGAGCATAGTTCAACGCAGTAGTTGCATCTTCAACCTTAAAAGCATCAACAGCTACAGCTTCTTTTCCCCCCAGTAAAGTGACCCTAACCAGGACCAGGAAAATAGTTTCTTTAGGTTCCATCTTTCTCCTCCTCCACTTCTGATAAAGGGACTACTGGTTTCTCCGTAGGAGCCTCATCCGGTAGAGGATAAGAAGCTACTGTCGCTACAATATCTTCAACCGCACTTGACACAACTTCTCTCAAACGTAAAACATCCCCCTCAAACTTTACATCCTTTTCAAGTTTACGAAGTTTCTGGATAGCGGCTGTAAGTGCCTTCCAGAGCATCTCTACGCCGCTGTAACGCTCGATAGCCCCCTCCTTGGAGAGTGCCTTGGAGATCACAGAAAGAACGCTACAAGCCACTGTAGCGAGCGTTCTATCCTTATCCTCACGATAAGGCACCATAATATCTTGAATCAGATACAGCGCATTCTTTTCGGTAGGTGTAAGAGGTTTTATCTCAGCTTTCTCTACAGGCATACTCTTAGGCTCAATCTTGGGTGCCGGTTCAGGAATAGGTAGTGTAGGAGTAGGAGCACGATTAGGGTGTGTCTCTCGTACTCCTTGATGGTCTACTGAGATTGTAGGACGCAGAGGATTAATAGGCTTACCAGCCTTTAACCGTTTCTCCTGCTCGATAGTTAGCCCTAAATTGTGGGTTCCAATATCGATATCCTCATCCTCCATCAATTGTGGTGGGATAGAAGAGGAAGAAGAAACTTGTCCTACTTCCCGTGGGAGGGGGCTAGGAGGACCAAGTAAAGTAGGTTTGACTGGTGTAGGAGGAGGTTCAACAACTTCGGGAGCTTGCGGAACAAGCGGTTCTGGGAGAAGCTTGGCCAGCCTTTCTTCTTTTGTTGTAGGCTTTTCGTTCTCTACTACAACCTTGATTGTTGCCTCAACAACATCATTCACTAGTTGTAGAAGGTTATCAGCCGTCTTATCCCTTATTGAAGTTACTTTTTTTACCGCCTCTTCAAATTCTTTATCAGAAATCTCATCTGCGATTAGATCGTTGTAGGCTTCTGCAATATGTAAAACGAGATCATCCAGCTCTTTAGCTATCTGTGCCTTCGCGTTCATCGTCTTCTCCCTCTGCCTCAAGTACGTCTGAGTAATCTTCTAAGGCCCCATCTAGTAGCCGGGTATCCTTGATAATCATTGAAGCAAACTGAGCCTCAAGCTTACGGAATTCAGCATCTCGTAAAGCCATAGCCTCTTGAACGATAACCGCCAAACGGTCAAATCGGGCACTGTAAAATCTTCGTATCAACCAAAAAGAAACAACTACAAAAATTACATTGAGTAGTAATACGAACAAAAACCCTACTATTATTGGTGTATTCATTACAACTCATACTTCCCTGGAGGAATACCTTCCTCCAATGCATCGAGATCTTTCTCTTCGCCCAAGATCCCGTACCCACGAATATCTGCCCAAGGACTCTCATCATCTTCAGCACGACGTTCTGGAGTGTATGAAGAAATACGAACTACTTTGTCTAACACTCGAACTAACAACAAGAGGTCGGGGTATTGATCAGGACGGATGCCTTCGGGGTACAGAGTACCGAGAATTCCAATTGTCTTCCGTACTGCGTCTCCATATTTTTGGTTCTTTTCAATAGTATGTTTTGTACCCTCTAATCCAACCTTGCGTATCCGATCTGCTTTCTTGGCGATCAGCTCCTCATCCGTCATCTTCTTCGTCTCCTACCATTGATTCGCGTAATTTAGAAACAGCAGCACCCAATACCCGTTGTCTAACCTCTGGAGACATATCTTTCAGCTTTTGCATCATACCACTATCCGCTCCACCCTCTTCGAGAAGACTATCCTTCTGTCCGAACGTCTCTCTCAAAGAGGAAGTAAGCATACCGATAGCATCTTTGGAAGCCATCATGCTGGAGATAATATCAACCTTGGTTTTAACTGCTTGATTAAACGCGGTGATACCCCGCACCTTTACGGGAACATCCGCTTCTGCAAGGTCTTCTATGTCAATGTCAGCCGCAAGTTGGTCCATCGCATTTAAATAGTCAGCCAAAGAGTTAATTTGACCCACTACCATGCCAACATAAAGTAGTTGTACATACACCTGATGTGCTTGAATAACATTTTCGGCGTAATCAATCAGCTCGTTACTGACCTTTCCCCCGGAAGTGACTGCGGCTAATAGTTCACCAGATAGTTCATGAACTATGTCAATATCGTCCCCAGTTCTCATGGATTCTCCTTCAACCTATCCAGAATTTCTTCTGGAGCAGGTATACGAATCGACTGATTGCCATAATAACATACTAACTGCTTAAATGCCATAGGGCCGATAATACCGATGAGTTCTGGTATAAAAGACTCTTCGTTATCGAGAGTCATACAGTACGCCTCAATAACCTCATCATCTATCTGTGCTACTTGATCCGCTAAAGCTATAAGCTCCCCGAAGATAGGGGAGAGGATGTTGGTATTCTCCATTTGTCACCTTAAAAAGGCGCCTCAAACGGGCTTGCACTGTACAGCAGTTCTCAACGGCTTGGTTTAGTGTTCCTCGATCATATATCGAGTAGTTCCATAAAATTTTAGAGCACTAACCATACAGTGTCCACATCTGAGGCACCTAACTCAATCACTTGTTACTGCGCTTGTTAACATTCAGCGCAAAATTGGCCCTCTTCTTGTTACCTTTTACTTTTCCAGACATTACATCCCGAGCGTATGCCAAAGTATCCGAGTACCCAGCCCGTCGTGCTGACTTGGTAAATGCCCCCTCTGTCCCCCGACGCTTGATACTCGCTGTAGCTTTTTGAATCCACTGACTTTCCAGAATAGCTTCAATAATTTCTTCTCTAGTCATCTTATACCTCCACATATCCTTCCCCTACGAAAAAATCTAAATCAAAAGAAGGTTCCATATCTTCATAGCCACCCAGTTCATTGAAACTTTCTTCTACCGAATAGGGCTTTCTCCTTCTCAGGAGTAGAAATGCCTGAAAAAGGATGCTCTCACAGTAATGAATAAAAAAATGTCGGTTCTTACAACCCATTAGCTGAAGAACCGACTTAGCAATTTCTCTACCATCAATCATTTGCTCTAAAATATACTTACATATTTTTCGTGAGCTACCTTCAAACCGGACACACTCCATGGCGTAATCCAGTAGCTGCTGAGGGATTCTCTGGAGTGTAAGGTCCGCTTCCAGGGCCTTTACCCCAACCGCTTCTTTATACATATCCTCAGGGTCATGCTTCTCAATGATCTTCTTTGTAAGCTTATTCTGTTTGCCGTGTAAGATATCGTACTCTCTGTAGAAGGCATTGATCACACAGGTAAACAAATATCGCATGTATTTTTTATCGTTGTCTAGCTTTTCAACTGGTTTTTCTATCATTTTAGGAAGAGCTTTAGTTATGGTCAAGGCAGCGTGAGAAATGAGGTCGTCCTCATCTCCTGCATATGATACTTTGAATTTTTGGGTGGAATAAACTACGCGGATTATGGGAAGGGATAAGGTAATAGCCTCAGTAAATAGTTGATCAGTCGGGTCAGATCTATAAGCATTAAACGCAGCATAGGCGGCATGTTGGTCCCACCACCCTAAATCTGCAAACCATCCTGACGACATCAATCCTCCAACCTAATACAGTATACTCGTAGGTTGTTTGTTTGTCAATACTTATACTCATGCAATTCTTTCTTTCGTGCGCAAACTTTTTCCCGCAAATTGCGCAGGCGGCTAGTATCTAATTCTTCTGGAGTTAACTCTAAATCAACCAAGAATTGTTCTACTTCTTCGAGCAAAGAAAACAGAATTTCTCGTTGAAATTCTTTTTTCATGTTATGCTCAATATCAAACGGATGAGGATTGACCGGAATCCGTAACAGTGTGGCCTTTAGCCCCCTTGATTTGACCGCTTTGTAGATTCCCGAAATGGACATATCGTTTCCCTATACGAAGTTATATTAGAATAGAGATCGGACAAAATTCTGTGCATGTCATCCAAAGCTACATCTTGTGCTTCGGAAGATCGAACTAAATGTTCCATCAACTTTGTTTGTGCCAACTGAGTTGTTGCTATTTGTTCTAAAGCTCTGTCAAGACCCATAGGACCATACCAAACCTTACGTCCTTCAGAGTCTTCCTTCTTATGCCATTCGTGTAAATCGCCAATCTTATGCTGCATATCCTGAATGATTTCTAACAATGCCTGCGCTACTTTTGTACCATCATTCTGAGAAGACTTCTGCCCTCGACTATCGAGTGTGACTTTAATGATTGCATACACTCGTTCAAGGACCAGCACCACTACAGCTAGTCCTAAACCTGTCTGGATTAAATTCGGGTCCATACAGTGCCTCCCTAAGTTCGCCCCCAGTAAATAAACAAATGGGGACGGCTAACCGTCCCCATGCGAACGTGTTATTCACAGAGGATTACGCAGTAAAGGTAATTGCATCACTTACTACGTGGGCACCGTTGGGGAGATCACAAGCCAAATAACAAGTTACAGCCCCACCAGCGGAATCAGTGAAAGTAAACACAAAAGCACCAGCATCATCTGAAACAGCTTGGAAGCTCTCACTAGCTACATAACCAGGGTAGTCTGCTAGAATAGTTCCAGTAGTCGCTGCAACTGTAATGTTAGCAGGTGCGGCTGGGGTATAACCATCTGCATCTGAAGTAACCTGGAAGGGGAGTACATACTCGTTCTCTAGAGCATCGCCCGCAGGGTCTACCATCTGTGCGGTTACGGTAATAACCTCACCTGTCTCGGCACCAATGGTGAACTCCATGTCTCCGACTGGAGTTTCAATGTAAAATTTCTGATACAGCCCCGCATTGATATCGCGTTGCCGTTCTTCATACGTATAATCAAATTCGCTGCCCATTTTATACCTCCTAGTTTCTTATCCTGGGCCTTACTAGCGTGAATCCGCTCTCACATCTAATAAAGCACAGAAGGTATTAACGACGGGCAAAACGGTTCTTGATGCTCGAAACAGGGTTAAACTCTTCAGGCTCAGATACTTCGACCTCATTTTCAGCCTCAGAAGGCGAAAAATTGGGCGAATTTACGGCTGGAGGAGCAGGCGTTGCACCCAATTTTCGGGCGTCTATACCCATTCCGCTCAACTGACGAGCTAAAACATTGGCCTGTCCAACGACTTGCAGTCCCTGATTACGAAGAGCGACAATCTGCTCTTGAGCGGCAACAACCTTCTGGTTTTCTTCCTCGATACGACCATTGATTGCCCCCAACATAGCATCCAACTTCTTGTATTCAGTAGAAAGCTCTTCTACCGAAGTACCCAGAGCGGGAATGGAAATCTCCTCAGGGCCTTTTGGAGTGGGGGTATTCTTCTTTGGTTCTTTGATACTCATGTGAGACATTGTCTATCCTCCTTAGGATTATAATACTTAATTAATCGAAATTGTCAAGCCGTATCTGCACCAGCAACACTGGTAATATCCACATCATCCACACCACAAACCTTATCCGTGTAATTAGCCTTCACGCTATAAACATCTTCTGTGAAACTCACCGGGTATATTTTCGCTAAAATAACATGGGAGGTGTTAATAACACTTAAACCAAACTGATCAGAGGAAATAGCTCCCGCAGATGATTTAGGGTAGGTGTATAGAGCAAAAGTTGTGTCGTCACCAATAGTTGTATCTTGGGCATTCTCTTTTGAATAGTAGGTAGCATCGTCATAAAGTGAAATACTTGCATCATTCACTACACAAAAAGCAGCCCCTAATCTATCTGCCCCTCCCGTAGTGATACTAGGAATTTGGCAGTAATATGAAGCCCCGTTTGATTGATATTGGTACTCCGTAGGATAAATTTCTTGTGGGTCTCCTGCGGCGATACAATTTGTAAATCTATAACAAATACCCTTTAAAACATTTGACCCCGAAACGTATGAAAGGGTAGTACTACCCCCCGAGGTAGACGTTGCCCTTTTCCAAGCTAAAAGTTTAGTTGGTGGACCAATAGACTGATAAATAGGCGTAAACCCAGAAGCGTTTATATACACCGCTCCTTGACCTAAACCGTGAATGATAACAATATCTCCGGCACTACCAGTGGGGTAGTACACAGTGATTTGAGTAACCCCAGAATTTGCTACCAGGGTACCAGCCGTACCAAGAGAAGGAGCAGCCATACTAAGTTCTCTCTACCCAGGTCTTAGATGGGTCAAAGAAGATCTCTGTAGTGCTTAAAGCATATGCGGCAACACGAACCACATCATTAGTTCCGGTCGGCGCTGTTGCTGTAAAATCTCCAGCCGTAGTACTCACATACAAAATATTTCCTGCGGTTAAACTAGAAAAACCGCTCATCTTTCCCCGAGTAATAACCCAACCGGTAGTACCGTTACTCATGGCGGCATAAGCACACACCAACATTCCTGAACTTGTACTAACAGCATCCGCGTCAGCAAGTGCGATTGTTGGGTAGGTTGAATAACCTGAAATGTAACAAAGATCACCCGCTGCAATAGCTCCACCAGAGTTGTTGTACACCCACATTCTCTGAGCATCATGAGGTCTATAAATAGGAATTGAAGACTCATAGAAGGTATAACCGCTTGTACTGGTTATACGACTCATCGTCCAGGTTGAGGCTTCAGTCGTGTTGGGATTTCCACCAGACGCAAAATCTAGAATATGAATTTTACCGAAGTACCCCATCACATCAGAGGTAGTCCCAAAAACTACAACCTCATTTCCCGAACCATCATTACCAGCACTGACCACATCAAAAGGCGGGCTGCCAGCAGTCACTTCGGCAACAAGGTCTGTTATATCTGGAGTAGTAGCGATTCTAAGAGAACAGTGTATTTCCCAAGGACCCATATTTTTCGTAGCATAATGATGATAACCGCGAATGATGAAATCATACTGTCGAGTTTGGGAAAAGGTACCTAACTGAAGCTTCAAAGCCCCAGCGGTGTTATCGGTAAAGCTAAGTACTCCACCAACCCCCTTGAAGACTTGTGCTCCCCAAACATAGTCATCTAGCTGGAGGACACCTTCTAACCGAAGGTTTGCATCACCAAAGGAACCACCATCGATGATAGTGTCTCCCGAAAGAGTCCCACCCGTTAACGGAAGATAGTCCGCTCCCACATAGGTTTGCAAGTTAGAAAGCTTAACCGACTTCTTAACATAAGATGCCGCAGAATCTTCAATCACAAACTCATCATTATCCGCGAGGCTGGTTTTTTCAGTGATGGCCGTAATTTCGTTAGCTACGTTATCGTGGATAGCATCAGGATCTGTCCCCCCACCAATATCACTGTAGAGAGCAAGACTACTACCCTTGTAGGTTGGTCGAGTTCCGCTTCCTCGAATATCTGTAGTATACGTATCAGTACCAAAAGTTACTACATTACCACTAGCCATAGAAGCAATCTTATAAGCTGTCCCAACTGAGTTTTCACAATACAGACCATAGGTATAGTCTAGGCGAATGTTACCACCAACAATGGTCAGCTTCTCTGCTCCACCTGTACCCCCAATAGTTACCTGACCTCCTTGTTGGCACAGATCCGCATCCCCGCTACTCCCACCAAAAGTGTGCGCCACAGCACCACCACCATTGTAAACCCGCATAGCCACAGTACTACTAGTGGTAACCTGGGGGAAAATATTAAGATAAGCCGCTCCAGTAGAAGTGGGGTAAGGATTTATGTTAAGGGTAGCAGCGGTTCCAGCAGTTTCAGCACCAGCGTAAATATAACTACTCCCAGCTCCATCATCATAGATCTGTATATAGTAATTAGCTGTGCCCCCTTCTCGTAAAACAATCCCAGGATTAAGACCTGTATGCACATATAGATCTCCGGTTAAGGACTCACCAGATCCAGCCGTCAAAGGGAGGAATGGACCACCTAAATCGCTCTCTACATAAGAAGAAAGGTTTGAAAACGCCACACTTTTCTTGGCCCAAGACGCAGCACTATCTTCAATCAGTAAAACGTCTGCATCTACGGGGGTAGATTTAGTTGTAATAGGTTGGATTTCCTGGGCTGTATCATCATGGATAGCCGCAGCATCAGTTAGCCCCGAACCTATGTATGTGGCAATATTAGCGGCTGTAGTATATTTTTTAGCCCATGACGCCGCAGAATCTTCAATAAGAAAGACATCATCATCAACTATTGTAGCCTTATTCGATAACCCTTTGATTTCTCCCACAGTACCTTCATGAAAGGTGTCATCTGTAACGAATTCTACTGCATTGGCCCCAGAATTAACCTTTAGATAAGCACTAGGATAACCTGAAAAGGTGCTCGGAGTATCCGAAAGATTCAGAAAAGTATCAGCTACAAATTCTACCGCATCAGGCGTAGAGTTAACTCTAAGACGATACCCACCTGAACCCACAAAAGTAGTTGGAGTATCTACTAGGTCTAAGAATTCTAAGATGTGGCTCACACACCACTCCGATTATACGATATACCAGTTGGAACCATCACTCACTAAGGTTACCGACTCGTATTGGATATTCAACTCGTAAGTAGCAGCACCGTCAATGGTTTCGGCACCAGTTGTAGCAATCGTAGTTTTGTAAGTTGGACCGCTGATCTTCTTGATGTTGTACACCCTACCAGGATATGACGCTACTGTTGGGAGGGTGATAGTCTGATCCGCCCCAGTGTTATTGTGGAGAACAGTATACACATCTCCATTCGTACCCGTATCCAAGTTATAGTCACCCGTTTGAGTGGTGGTCAAAGCAGAAATGGACCCGTTAACGTGCAGCGTAGCATTAGGCGAAGCGGTATTAATACCAACCTCTGCATTACTGTGGTCATTATAGATGATACTACTTGCCGTCCACGCAGAACCATTCCAGTAAAGAGTCTGGTTATTCGTTGCAGAAGAAGGAACACCGGTCAAATTCGCAAACTCCAACCCATCCGGAGTAGAGTTAACCCTCACAAGGTATCCGGCTGATCCCGTATAATCCGTAGGATCAACATCAGAAAGACCCAAGAAAGTTGTAACACCTGTTGGGTTAGTCTGCCATGAAGGACTTGAACTTGGACCATTACTGGTTAGTACATAAGTATCTGTACCGGCTGCCAGCGTAGTCCAGATAGTACCATTATAGTACAGAATATCACCTTGCGTAGCAGAATAGAACCTTTCCTCAACTCCGTTCGCAGTCGCATTGACCATCAAGAACCCGTCACCTTGATACGTCCCAGGAGTATCCGACATTGCCGTAAATGCGTGCGTTGACCATGTTGGAGTAGTACCTGAAGTCAATAGAACTTGCCCATCAGAACCACCTGTAACCGCAAAATCAAGAGTATCCGAACCCTCTGTACCGGTCAGGGTAATAAGAGTTCCACCAGTAACGTACAAAGTGTCAGTCTTAGCATCCGCAGCCAACACCGCTGTTGCCGCGTCTACGTCGATGTTGGAGAAAGCATACTGGTTAACCTCAGCGCCTGTAGCAATACCATCCAACTTGGTTTTGTCTGACCCGGTCATAAAACCAGAAGCCCCTGCCGCAATAACCGCTGCGTGCAAAGAACCGCCCGCTTGGTCTCCGTGAGCATGAACGTGATCTGCACGAGCAACCTTGTCACTCGTACCAGCATCCTGCGTACCAACAGGATTGATATTACCGTCTGTATCCTCAAAGTCTGCCGCAAACTCATTACCCGTCAGAGTAAGACCGGCACCGTTAGTATATGTGCCTGCTCCCGAGAACTGGGTAAATTCAATAGCGGTGGTGCCTACGGTAATCGGGTCATTGGTTGTCAGTACCCAACCAGTATTTCCATTAACAGTACCTTCTTCAACGAAGCAGAACATGCCCGAAGTAACTTCGTCATCTTCATCCGCATCCGTAGAACGAGACCACGCACCTGAAGCGCAAACATAAATACCGTTCGCAGCATTAGGAGAACCGGAACCTTGATCCTTTACCAGAACACGGTCCCCAGTTACAACGCTAACGCCGTCAATACTCTGCTCACCAGACAGAGTAATAGAAGCAGTTGTAGCTACAACTACTGATTCTTTGATATCCAGTCCTTGGGCAACACCATCTACGTATTGCTTGGTAGCTGCTTCGAGTCCAGATGTCGGGTCAGCGTCTAGAACAAGAGTACCCGTCATCGTACCACCGGACTTGTTAAGCACGTCAGACGTAAACTCCAACCCATCTGGGGTAGCATTCACCCGGACAAACTGACCCGCCTTACCCGTATACGTACTTTCGTCTACGTCATTTAGGACCAGAAAAGCATCCCATGGATCAGGGACATGTTTAATATGAGACATCGCTTCCTCCTATATCCTTAGTAGATCCACCACTCGCCGTTTGCGGCTAAAAGAGTGATGGCTTCATATTTAAAATTCAATTCGTATGTGCCCTGCCCCTCAATAGGAGCGTTATTGACTACTGATATTGTAACCACGAAGCCATCATCAGATGCCTTCTTTATTTCTACCACCCTACCCTCGTTCAAAGCAGGATCGGGAACGCGGAGTTCAACGTTAGCTTGTTTAGTAACGAGCACATGCGTTTCCGCATCTATCAAATAATAAACCTGATTCATCACGAAAACGTTACCGAACCAAGGTCCTTGAAGATCAAGACCTCCAAGCGTGATTGAACCATCCGCTCCCACCAAGAAATTTTCATTCGGAGTGTACTCAGAATTCAGATCATCCCAGGTAAGAATTGCACCTTCATTTACAGCATCGGTTAATTTTGGTTGATAATTCTCAGGGGCTATTCCGCCTAATAAGTCAGCATCATCCGCAACTGTCGCTCTTTCTGAGAGGTCTACTACTCCATTATCGTCTTGGTCATAAACCGATTTGAGCATATCGCCCAAACCTGTTCCCTCAACTGGTTCCCAGGATGTCCCTCCTGTTCCATCAGCAGTCAAAACCTCCCCTGCATTGGCTCCATCTGAACCAAAGAGCGCAAGATCAATCTGTTCGGGAGGAAGATCTGTATCTGGACCACCTTCAAGACGAGAAAGCAACCACAGCTCGGCAACAGAAATTGAAGAACCCGAATTTGGGTAGACCATTACCTGGAATGACCATACCCGTTCATCCTCTAGGTCATAAATTTTAAACTGGTACCAACCAGGGACAGACAGCTTACAAGTAGCCGGTAAATCCCCTGCTGTGATGTTGTACTCCAACTTGAAAGGCGCAATGAAAATATCCCCTTCTGCAATGGGATATAACAAATTGACCCGCATGAGACCCGTAGTAACAACTTCATGTTCAGGAGTCTCAATAGGTCCAGTTATTTGTCTTGTTACAATGGCCATTGAACATCCGTATTAAACCCTGTGCATTAACATGTTACATCTAGTAATCTGGATTGTCTTACTACTAACATCACAAGAAAAACGAAGATCTACTAGATCCCCGGCTGTTAAGTCTAGGATACCGGAGCACATAGCTGAACCCACATCTCCAGTCGTCCCCAATTTACGGTCAAACTTAATATTGGCTTGAGGAGTGTTATTCACGTGAATACAAGCAGTTATAACTGAATTGGCTTCCCCAGAAAAACTCACGGTAGCTCGAACTTCATACCGTCCAGTCTCCACAGGAGCTAAGGTATCAGCCACGACATTCGTAGTATCTGCTATAACCCCTTCTAAAGTCCCTTCCGTAGCCGTGACCCAACCGTAGTAAACTCCAGCAGTTGTCATCATGATAGAGGAACCTGCATCGTTATCTTCGTACAGTTCCCCCAGTTCCGGTAAGTGGTTACGCCAATAGCCCTCTGCTGCATCCCACGTAAGTTGCTCATGGTCTGCAACTCCAACTGTAGTCACATCCAACAAGTCTGCCAAGTAAACTACTGGAAGCTCAAAAGTTTGCTCTATGTAACCGGTAAGAACATACAACTCAGCTAGAGAGATATCCGAAGCATCATCATTATCCAGCGGAGCTTGAAAATTCCACCACGTCTCGTTATCCGTATCCTTAATCTGAAAATCGTATATTGCAGGCGCAGCAAGAACCAGGGTAAAATCCCCATCCACCAGATCGACTCTAATTTCCTCGGGCGAAATGAAGGTGGTGCTATCAATCAGAGGACGAAGCAATTTCGCTACTACCCAACCATTAGCTGGGTTACCCTGCGGGTCTCTAATATCCCCGGTAATATTTCTGTATACAACAGCCATGTTATCTCCTATGGAGTTGCGTCGTCATAGGGTGATGCCCCTGATTGTATCCACATCTCCGCAATAGTAATGGGTCCTGGATCTTCATCGGTCTCAGGATTCAGTGGAGCCTCATAATTCCAAATAGTCTCATCAAATCTGTCCAGAACCAAAATGTCATACCATCTATCATCCGCTAACTCAATAGAATAATACCCATTAACAACTTCTGCTTCATACTCAATAGGGTAAACGTTCGGTGGGTACTCACGAATTAAGCGTTTGAAAATGATCTTTCCATTTATCGGTATACCCCACGGATCAACAATGTACCCCGCGACTGTTCGTACCCCCTCCTCTTGGTAGTCTAAATAGACCCCTAACCACTCTGGGAACACGCTGGGCGTATTCATCGTCCAAGCAGGATAAACACCAGGAAGGGCCATTACTGTGGAGTCCTTTGCCGTTTATCCGCTGAGATGTCGAACACAACAAGAGGAGTTACCTCGTCATCATCATAAATTGTCACAGTGAGATCATCGAGGGAAACAACTGCCTTGTTAGAAGCCAGTTTACGGGCAAGAGCAGCATCAATTGCTGCATCTGTGGCTTCAGAAGCGGCAGTAGCCGCATCAGTAGCGGCTGCGGTGGACTGAGTAGCTGCGGTAGCCGCATCAATAGCTGCGGCAGTTGATTGTGTAGCTGCGGTAGCTGCGTCAGCAGCAGCAGCAGTAGACTGGGTAGCCGCTGTTGCTGCATCCACAGCCGCATTCGTAGACTGTGTAGCGGCTATAGCGGCATCCGCTGCGGCTGCTGTAGCTTGAGTGGCTGCCGTTGTGGATTGGGTGGCTGCTGTAGTAGCTTGAGTAGCCGCTGTAGTGGCTTCAGAATGCGCTCCAGTAGCCTCAGAAGCGGCTGTGGCTGCGTCTATGGCTGCGGCTGCTGCCTCGCTATGGGCACCAGTAGCCTCGGTGTGAGCGCCCGTAGCTTCCGTTGCAGCGGTTGTTAACTCAATCTCTTGTTCAGGCGTTAAACCACTTCCACCAGAAGTAACAATCAGACCAGCCGCATTACCAATAATGAGCGATGGTCCGGTGGTGTTGGTCATTACGTCACCGATGTTGTGGTTGGCCCCTACGCAAGAAACCTGATAACCTCCTGCTTCAAAGGTAACTACATAACCATTAATGATTTCAACTGAACGCGCATAAGTGGTACCGGATAACGAAACTTCTGTATTGTGGCGATGAGTATCTGGAAAAGGGATACCGTCTTCATTATCCTCAAGGTCTTTAAGATCAAGACGAAACTGGTCTACATCCAATTCGTAAAGACTCCCGCCAAGACTAGTTAAATAGTCCTGCGGAACATAAATAACCTTCGTTCCCCAGTTAACCGAAATAGCCATTGATTACTCCGGATCGATGCCATTTTCCCTGAGTTTCTCCCTCAGTCGTTGAACCTCGAATCCAGCCGACTGTGAACGATTGTTATAGTCGTCTCCTAGTAGCTGGGCATTGTTCTGTGCAGCGGCCAGCTCTGCCTGCAAACGAGTGATCTCGTTAGTAAGCCGAGTGATTTCTGTTCTTTTCGCTTCAAGCTCTCCTGATTGCCGCATTGTAGCCAATGTGATTGAATTGTATCTCTCCACCATTTCTTTATACAACGCTTCATAATTTTCTTTCGACATTATCCATCCTTTTAACCATCTGGAATTAAATAAACCGTAGCGGTTAGTCCGTTAGAACTATCAATCGTCTCACTGATCGGGGAAGATTTGTACAGGGCTGTTCCTGTAGCAAGCCGTACCCGTCCAGTTACTGGCTGGTCACTCGTGATAGAGCGGCTGTCAGTTACAACCCCACTCGCATTAGTTTGAGTATTGAAAATTCCTCCTGTTGCAGTAATAGTTCCTGTTGCTGGGCTACTAGGGGTGCCAGGAACGGTGTAAGTATACTCGTCTGTCCCAGTAACCGTTATTTCGAAGCACCCGTTATACTCGTCTTGGTTTGCCCCAGAAATTAAAGCAAAATCCCCTGTAGCCATCCCATGCCCCGTATGAGAAACTGTAGCTGTACTGCCTGAACGGGTAATCTGAGTGACGGATTCCTGATAGGGCAAATTTCCGGTAGCATCAGCAGCCACCAACAACACCCGAGCATACTGAAGAACACTACCGGTGTCGAAGTCCTTAACCGTAATAGTTGTAGTAATGGGGTCAACAACAATACTCGTGGACGCCCCTGAACCATTTTTGTATGTAAAATTTCCACTACCCCCAACAACATTGATCGTGATCGTCTTACCACTATTGTTATAGATAGTTGAATCAGTATTTCCATTCGCAGCGTTATAACCGCTAGTAGTCCAACCCCTCAATGTAATGCTGGTAGGAGTATTCGAACCCAACTCAATAGCATGGGTGGAAGCAGTACCCTTATTGAACGTCATATCATCCAGCTCACCGTCCGGGTCAGCGTTTGTATTGTAGTAAAACGCTGCCGT